TTGGATTGCTATGTAAAAAATTCCAGGTCAGCAGGCCAGCACTGCTGATAGGGTACCTGTTGAGTGACAGGATATACAATCTCACTTATCAACTAACCTCTCTACATACGGTAAATGATTTAATTACAAGACCGATCTTTATTTTTATTATGATTTGTGTTACACTATTACTATATTGGGGAATAACAAAACGGAGTAGACTAGACTATGCTTAAGAAAACAATGCTGGCTTTGTTCATAATGACAACAACAGCCTTGGCAGATTATAATTTAATTGTGCCACAAAAACCATCAGGCGGAACATCTGTATGGGCACAGATAGTTGTGCAAGAATGGGAGAAACACCTTGGAGAGAAAATTAATTTGATCTACAAACCAGGTGCAAGAGATCAACTAGGACCAAATGAGTTCCAGAACAAATTGAGGTTCGATGACAAGACCATACTAGTATCACATGGTGGTAACGGTATATCATATCTTGTTGAACCTGTTGATTACAATTACATGGATTGGGAATCGATAGGACAGATGAACTTGAACATCATTGTTGGTGCAAGGAAAAACGCAGATGTGTTAAATGGACCTATACAATTTCCATCAGGATCAGGAATGACTCCAGAAGTAATGGCAATTGTGATGTTGCTTACAGGACCGAAAGGTGATCCAATTAAAACTTTTGAACAAAAGATCACATGGGTAAAAGGCATGAAAGGTTCGGAGAGAAGACTAGCATTCATTAGAGGCGACTTGAACGCAACTAGAGAAAACCCTGCCGCATACAAGAAACACGTTATGCCTGTGATAGGCAAAGGCGAAGCATACACATGGTTCCATCACGGACTGTTGGATGTGAACACAGGAGAACACGGAAAAGATCCTAACTTCAGTGAACCAACTTTCGAAGAACTTTACAAAGAAATGTGGCTGACCTCACCAAGTGGTGACTTCTACGATGCATACAAACTTGTTAAGAGTTGGAGAGATGCATTACAGAAAGCATTCTGGGTGAACAAGGGTAATCCAAACAGGGCTAAACTTGTTGCCGCTTTGGACAAGATGATCAAAGACCCGGAGTCAGTTGCCGCTATCGAAAAGAAAGTGGGACAGTACGAATGGAGAACAGGTGCAGAAGGTGATGCCGCAGTTAGAACACTGAAGTCATTTATTACGCCGGAGGCTTTGAAAACTTTAAGTGATTTCAAAAGCAATCAACTTGGCTACAACACGGTCTTCAAAAAAGAACTGACGGAATAATGTATATCCTTCTCACTGGCGCACCTGGATCAAAGTGGAGCAGTGTGGCGGAGAATATATATTGGAGTGATAGTGTTGACCATACCGATAATACAGAACAGAGATGTTACAAAAAATCCGGTATGGTCAAACACGTCGGTGCTTACTGGGATCCAGGTATGGAGTTTGACAACACAGACTGGGACGGTCCATTCTCAGGCAAAGGTAAACGCATAATAAAATCACACACATTTACACATAATCTAGATGCACTTAAACAATCAGGACATCCTATTGTGATGGTTTATAGGAACAATTACGAATGTTATAAGTGGTGGATTGCCGCAGGCGGTTTTGGCATTACCTATCCAAACTACAAACACTTCCAAGACCTAGACGAGATGTGGGTACACATACAAAAAGAAAACAAAGACCTCCTACAGTTTGTAAAAAACAATAGTGATAAGATTAAAAGTCCTGTAGATAATGTTGACTTATGTAGAATTTTAGGAATAAATTTCCCAGATACTAAGGGAAGGATACATAACTATGCACAAAACGATATAAAAGTGTACGTGTATAGTTAAATGAATAAAAAAATATTTGCAAAATTACTATCATACAGTCAAGACAATATCACAAAAATAACGCAACCTTACGTAATGCAAACTTTTGGAGTGCAAGTCAAGAGGTGTGATACCATAGAAGAATATGTTGATGTGATAGACGATGCGTGTCTGCACAAGTACTTCTCCAAATATTGGCAGAACGACATGAAGAAATGGAAATATTCAGGCCTGGCACTCATAGATGAAGTCAACAGTCTCAAACCACGAGCAGTGCTTGACGTTGGGTGTGGCTATAACGAATTCATAGGAAAGATAGATAATCTCATAGGCATTGATCCTTACAATGATAAAGCAGATATTAGAGTTGGCACGTTAGAATACAGGACAGACCAACAATTTGATGTTATATTGTGTTTAGGGTCTGTGAACTTTGGTAGTCGGGAAAAGATAATCGCAGAAGTGTCAAGGTGTGTCAATCTATTAGCAGATGGTGGTACAATGTTTTTTAGAGTCAACCCTGGCCTAAAACATGATAAACCAGAAGCAGATTGGATAGAGTTCTATGCTTGGAATGTTCCATTCATTATAGAATTAGCAGAGATGTTCAAATTGAAAATACTTGACATCAGAGATGACACAAATCAACGTAAATATTTCATTTACAGGAAAGTATAGTAGTTTAATACGGTTTAACCAATAGACTTTTGCTATTATTATGTTATAATAAGAAGTAAATACCATATATGCAAAAACGTACTAAAAGTCTATTAGAAGAATTAAGTTCAATGCCTCTGAAAAGAGACAAGGAAGAGGTTGTTGAGAGCAGAGCATCTCATGTGCTTGAGTCAGCCATAAGACTGATCACGTATATCAGGGAGAACTTCGACCAGGACACAGCATTCAAACTTGAGAAGAAGTTCAATTCAGCGATCAAGAACATGGACGCATCCAAGTTCAGCAAAGGTGTTGCCAGAATCAAAGAGAATCAAGACATCAAGAACAACGTACTTAAAATCAAAGACGGCGAATACAAAGAGGACTAACCAATGCTTATAGAAGATGTCCTTACAGAATTCAAGAGGACTCACCTTGAACACATTGAGGACATTGTAATCACAGACGGATACGAAGGCGGCAAGGCCGTATTAGAATATTTCAGAGGACTATTACTAACACTCAAAGGATCAAGCTCAGAAGCTATGAGTGTGTCTGTTAAATGGGACGGTGCACCTGCTGTGGTTTGCGGAACTAATCCAGATAACGGTAAGTTCTTCGTTGGGACTAAATCAGTTTTTGCACAGGCGGCCAAAATAAACTACACTAAAAAACAAATAGCAACCAATCATGGCACAGACGAACTAGGCCAAAAACTTCTAAAGTGCTTGGTACATTTAAAAAAACTAAACATCCAAGGCGTGGTACAAGGAGATCTTTTATTCACTGATGAGGAGATCACAAGGAAGAATATTGGTGGTAAGCCACACATAACTTTTACACCTAACACTATAACTTATGCTGTACCCGAAGACGGAGACTTATCAAAACAGATTGATAGGGCCAAAGTAGGAATCATATTCCACACAACGTACAACGGTGATACACTTGCAGACATGACAGCCTCTGGTGGAGCAGACGTAAGTTCCTTTACAAAAAACAATGATGTGTTCTTTGACAATGCCACTTACAAAGATGTGTCAGGCAGTGCCAAGTTCACAGACGAAGAGACCAAACAATTTTATAATGGTATCGAAAAACTAGAAGCACTTCTAAATAATGTGCCAAAAAATCTTGCTAGTGTGCTAGGACAGAACACAGACTTTGTGCCCATGTTCCAGATGTACATCAACGCAATGGTCAAAGAAGGACAGCTACCAACCGATGTGACCAAGTTCCTGCTAGGCTTCAAGAAGTTCTACGCAGACAGAATGCAACAACAAATTGCAGGACTTAAAGCACAGAAGGCTTTGCAATTAAGACAGGACAAGATGAAACAGATGCCAGTCTTTTTAAACAGGGCAAAGAAACCATTACAAGCAATGTTGACCTTTTACAAAGCAGTGCAGACAATGAAAGCATTTGTTCTTAAGAAGATGAACCAGGCCATGGCCATAGGTTCCTTCTCCCAAACAGATAGCGGACTAGAAGTTACAGAACCAGAAGGATTTGTTGCTGTTGACAAGTCAGGTAGTGCTGTTAAACTTGTAGATAGATTAGGATTCTCAAGAAGGAACTTGACTGCTGTCAGCAAATTCAAGAAATAGTTCTATAGTAGCATTAATCTGAATACAAAGTTTTTCTTTGTTGAAAAATGTATCATGGTTGTGTTTACGCAAGGCCTGTGTTTGTAGATAAATGTCATGCCAGTTTTTACTTTTTAAATCTTTGCACAAGGCAACCAATTTATCAGTACGTTTGGATGTATCCTTTTCAAGATCATACCCTTCATCAAAATATTTTGAGAAAGTTTTGAATCCCATTTCTCTCAACTTTTGCAGATATAGATAATTGCCATGCACTATAAAAACATGTTCAGCAATGATAGGCTTCCATATTTTTTCGGTCATAAACACTTCGTAGTCATTATCGTTTGTTTCTGAAATTAGACTATATTTTGTATCATTGTATGGCTTTGCAAAGATATCCTGGTCCTTGCCAATGTTAGGATAGTCTTCTGTCTTTATTCCTGGTAGTTCATACTCCTGAGGCATCACGACACCTTTGTTTCTAAATGTGTATAAAGAATTGTCAAGAACGTCAGTAGCCAACATCTTTTCATATAATTGTTCTCTGTGTGGTCTGGTTGTTTTGTTAAGGTATAAGAAATCAAGTTTTTTATCAGAGTGATTAAAGTTTGAATCATGTCCTATGTGTTTATTGTACATATGAAACCAGAAGTATGAAACGCCACCTGTCCATTTAATATGTTCTAATTCTATCTCAGGAAAGTATTGGGAGTTTTCAACATTATCTTTGCTTTCCCATACACTTGCTTTGATAAATGTAAATCCTTGCTGTTGAAGAAGTTTACAACGTCTTGCCAGTTCTTGATTGAAATCCTTATTTTGGCAGTATTTTTCATTCCAATAATTGACATCGATTACTGCAAATCTTCTATCATAACTGTCTAAGTCATAATGATGCAGAGTGTAAAACTCGCCTGTGCAATCAAAACTTTGATTTGGTAAAGTATGCATAGAAAAAAACTGTTCTAGCTCAACGTGATTGCCGGTTTTCATTACGTCTGTAATAACAAAATTTCGTTGCATATACCCTATAAATACTTGTATGTTAACACCATTTTTAAAGTATGTATCTGAGGGCAAAGTTATTAGACGATTTAGTGACTTGCAAAGATTTAGTTTCCCGGAAGTTACTGAAAGAATATATCTCAGTTTCCTAGCTCTTGCATTAATGAGTCAAAAAAGTGAAACAAAATCTTTCGTAAAATCATACGCTGACCAAACCATGTCCTATGGCACATTTGATCGTGTACGAATGGTGTACAATGATCTAGCGAATATGTTGGCAATAGTATCAGGGGATCCGGAGATCACAAAGAAATTAAAGAACAAAAATCAAGCACAGGCTATGAGACAGCGGCAACCTGTACCGGTCATGTCCCTTAGAAGATATCTAAGAAGTTTCGAGGAACACTACAAGAATCTTACTCAACTAGAAAGGGCACTTAACATACGTGATGCCAATTACAAGAACGTTAGAAGAGCAGTGGCCAACTACAATGCATTGAATTCAAAACAGCAGTTACAGACTGTTGCAAGATTGAAACAGATGTTGCAATCGAAACTGCCGAACACAGACATACACAGGAAGTTCAAGGAGTTATAATGAAAAAAGATAAATGCCACAGATGCAGTTGTAAAGCACACTGCGATAAAGAATGTAAAAATTGTGGCAACTGCGACACTTGTGATTGTATGCAGTGTTTGAAAAGGTTCGCCCCAGATGGATAACATGATTGAATACATATGTGAGGACTGTGGTTGTGAACAACACTGCGGAAAATCTTGCTCACAGTGTTTAGATTGTCCTGACTGTGCCTGCAAAAAATGTAAATCAAAATAATGAATCACCCAACTGGCACAGACTTTTGGGTGGCCTACAACGGCACCCACACAGGGCCAACTTTTATTGCAGACGCCGGTGACGGACAGTCGGAACTTAGAAAAGTAGCTTACGGATATATCAAACAATGGAGAGGTTGCATCGATGCAGGAGCCAACGTTGGCATGTGGACAAGAAGTTTAATGCAAGACTTTGCGAAGGTACACTGCTTTGAACCAAATCCTGTGTTCATAGACTGCTGGAAGAAAAACATACCCTCTGATCAAAATGCTGTACTTCACGAAGTAGGTCTCGGTGATCAAACATCCACAGCAAGTTTTAGACAACCATTACATCAGATGCTTGATAAAAATCCTGGAGACATTGAAATAAAAACACTCGACAGTTTTGAGCTGACTGAAATAGATTTCATTAAGATAGATGTTGACGGCTATGAGGACCTTTTGTTACAAGGCGCAATGGAAACCATAGACAATAACAATCCAGTGATCAACATTGAAATGAAGACTAACAAAAGACCAAGCATTGTGAGAACATGTACGACTATACTCAATAAGTTGGGTTATAATAAAATGGAACGCACTAGAAGTGATGAAATCTGGCTAAAACAGTAATGTTATAGCATAATTTACCAAGTTTACCAATAAATACTTGCAACTTGATCCCTGAGCGGGATCATAGTCATTTAAATCAGAAAAAAGGAGGATTAAAAATGGCAACGGAAACAAACACAACGTTCACGGCGGCTTCAACATCTTTACTAGGTAAAGAACTTGAGTTCATCACGATCGATGCAGGTGAGGAATTAGCGAATCACCTACTAAAAAATGAGACAGCAAACACAATCGAAAACACAGTCAGAGTATACGGTAACATCGTAGGCGCTGGACCGTTATTCGATTCAGATGCTTCTAGAACATATATCGTAGAAGGTACAGACATGTTCGTTGGTGCACCAGCATCAGCAGGCGGCGCCTTTACTTTTACTGAATCAGGTGCAGACGGTTCGTCAGTAGGAACACTACTTGCGGCACTTAAAGCATTAGGTACAGTAGACGGTATTAACTTAAACGATTCAGGCACTACTGCTAAAATCGAAAACTTAGAAATATAACATTTTATTAGGAGGATATTAAAATGGCAATAACAAGAAATAACTTCTCTTCATTGGCGACTGCTAGTGAGCAAGAAGGTGTGGACGTAAGTTTTTTAACAGTAGACTTTATTAACAGCATGGCGGCAGAAATAGGTGATCCACAAGCGGATTCAACTGCGGCTGGCCTAGCGTTAGTAAGACATGCAATTGAAAACTTAGGTTTCAACATAATTGGAAACGGTGCTTTGGGTGTATCAAACACAGAGGTGACTTACATGGTAAGAACAGACTCAGTGGATAAAGACACTTTAGCAACGGGATCAAGCGATGTAATCAGAGATGCGGTAAGAGCCGTTGACACAAACGGAAGAGCGGCAAGTGCCACTCCAAGAAACACTGCCAACTTCTCAGCGGCAACAGTAACAGTACAGGCTTTAGGCATGACTGACACTGGTGTTAACGCATAATAATTAAGGTATAAGGAGAAATAAAATGCCAGCAACATCAAACAACAATGGTAACATGTCAAGAAGACAAGCATTCAACGGAAAAGGTTTAACTTTCGTTGAAATGATGTTCGACGTAGACATGGCCAGCACAGCAACTACACCAGAAGCAAAAGACTCTTCATTTGACGTTTGCAGTAAAATACTTGAGCAACACGGTACATTACTTGCAAAATCATATGCATTAGGAGTTAAAGCAACTGAGAGAGATGCGGCAGACGGTAACTCAATCACTGAAGACGAAACAGTTGACACGTATCAATTCATACTTGAAGGTACACCAGGTCAATTAAAAGCTGTTGACAGTGCAGGTGGTATCCACTTGGATCCAAACCAAGCAGATGCAACTGATCCAGGAGTGATCGCAGACGCAGAAGCAGATATCGAAACTGATATTCTAGCAAGAATTGATGATAACGATTCAGCAGGTGGAGTTCACGTAACAGTGAGATACCTACCAGCAGATGGAGTTACATCAGCAGGAGCAGAAATCGTGTACGGTATGACAAATGCTAGAGTTAGTGCATAGTAACTAACTTTTAAATTACCAAAGGGCGGATCTATTTTTTAGGTTCGCCCTTTTTTTGTGAGTAAATATCCATAAAGGAAATCATATGACAAAGAAATTTACAGTAGAAATAGAAGTAGGAGACAAGATACATGTGGGCAGACACAATCTTGCCGAACTCACCATCACAGACATCGAGCATGACAAGTATGGACATCCAGTATTGGTGTTGAACAATGGTAGAAAGAAAACAGTGTTCAACCTAAGGCTATCAAAATTGGTTCCTGAGGGTGCAGTCAAACAACCTATCGAAAAGATTGAGTAATGCCTACGCACCTGGACGAAGCAATAAAAATAATAGTTGGGCCTGAATCTCAGTTACGAGACAAGACTCCGAGAATATACCAATTCCCCAAAGCCGAACACATGCCTAAAGGATTCACAAATCTAAAGAGGATGAGATATTTGGATCATGATGTCAGTGCAGGTAGGAACATCAAACGTTGGCTATGGAGAGATTACAGTCCAGAGATCATCCTACAAGAGCCACCGTTCGACAAGTACGAGGACCAGAGTGAAATCTTTACATTGATCAGGAAACCAGATGATCGTTGGTGGTCAGGCATAAAAGACATGTTCTACTTCATGCCCTGGTACACGTGGTGGACCAATGAACAGGTAATGAAACAGTGGCCGCACTTCACTAGAGGAACTTTACGCCTGCACGATGTTATGGAACAAGTTAAACCACAGCACCTAATCAAATGTGATAATGGATTGAACGACAGGATTATTAAGTTTGCCAAGACACACTCATTGCTCTGTTATGGTAACGTTCCTTACGAGAAAGCACTTAGACATACAAAACCAGATATTAAAAAATTAGAGGATACAGGTGTACGTGAATTAAAAGCATGGCTGAGGAAAAACCCAGACAGACAAAAACAACTGGACGAATACCTAGAGTCTGACTGGCAATACTGGGAGAAAGTTGAGTACCAAGATTGATGTACGAGTATAGAATTCACACACTAGTAGACATAACCGATAATGGAAGCCTAAAACAACCTTTTCCATTTAAGACATCTTCAGGAGATGTGATACACGACAAGAACTCATTGGCCGTCGCACGTTATCAGAATAGTAATTTCAACACAATGATACAATTATTACAGATGAGAGGTAACATAACCTGGGACTCACAACCAGGAAACATGGAACTTCCAAATTTAGCCAATCACTGCTTTGGATCATTCTATGAAGGTAAACAAACCACTTGGCATTTCCAATTCTTTACTGAACAATCAGGAGTATACGGTGATGTGCAAGATCCTATAGCGGCCCTAGTTCAGGATTTCCATCATGTCCCAATATTAAGTTTCTGCAAAGAGACTGTCACTTTTCCAAGTTCCACGTTCGACACAATGACTCCATCCACTATAAACACGTACTTTTCGTACGCAGGTCCCACAGATAAATAACAGTATATTTTAGGCAACAAGACCATACACATTTAAAGGCACACACAGGCAATGATACAGGCTCATTTACAGGCGTTAATAATAGAAGTAAAACTTCTTAAACAAGATTTAGAACGATTTATGAGTACAACAGATTTAGAAAAACAAAACCTAGAAGCACACGTGGACCTTTGTTCAGAGAGATACAAAGGATTACACGATAGATTGAGTGCGATTGAAGGTTCATTGAAAAGAATGAACGAAGACATGATCTCTGGGCAAAAAAGTTCAACTAAAACTATTATAGCAACTGCAGGCACAGTGGTTGCGGGATTATTATCAACAGTGGTGGTTATCCTAATGAAGATGCCAGGCTAAAAATCCCAATAAATGTTCATACAGATAGCACCAAAAGTAAAGGTTTATGTGACTGACTTCGACATGGACTTTATAAGAAGACATTGGGATGAATCTTTTAGGAACAGCACCTTATCGCTTGAAGATCAAGACAGAGTAAAGAAACTTGCCGACAAGGCAATATTTGTAAGAAAGAAACTTGACACCGACATCCAATTTGCTTTAAATAGAAAGATTAGGATCGTGCGGAATGATAAGAAAAAATAAATCAGAATTGGTAAAACAAATTGAGGCCTATGGTCTCAAGAATAAACTTGCGGACCTTGTTAAAAAGGAAGAAGCAAGGAGACCATTCCGACATCTACCAAAACAATTCTCAAAAGGCATTTTAATAGGCAATATTGCGATTGTCCCTAAAAAGTCTACAGGAACAAGGTACGTGTATGTAATAGCAGATATGCTAGAAGCAAAAGTGTTACATGAGGATATAAACCTTAAGCAGTCTGCTATATTAGTGGCTCACCATCTAGCAGATGAAAAAAACATACCCACAGATATACTAGAGTTAGACACCAAATTTGCTTCACAACTGTTTGATATACAGAGTGCTAAACGTATGATAAAGGAAGCTCAAAAGAACAAAGATGAGCTGTCAGAAGATGTTTACTGGGATCGTCTGGACACAGCAAACCACCTAGCGGACGACTGCAAAAGCAGAATACAGCACATTTTCAATGACACGTTCGGAGGATAGATAATAAATAAACACATATGAAGAGTTTAGATCTTACAAAACCTATCACAACTGAAAGTTTATTAGCTGAATTTGAATCAAGGTTCAATCAAACAATGGATCTAACAAGACTTACAAACGAAGAATTAGAAGACACTGCCAATCATGTTAGAACAAAGATACATGAGATAACACAGAACACACACTTCGGACAAGAACTTAAAGACAACAATTATCAAAAAAGTCAAATGATGCTAGATATCATAAACCAAGAAGTTTCTCAAAGAAAACTTGGTGAGTATGGTGGAATGAACACAGATCCTAGTACAGGCAAGATGGTTCAAAAAGTACAAAGAGCATCAGGCCTAGACAACAAAGAAAAGAAAGAAATTATAGGCAGTATTGTTACTAAAGAAATGAGTAAGATGCCAAAAGGCACAGGCAAGATGGTAGCAAGTGAAGGTGTCGAAGAACAATCAGAATTAATACTAGCGGCCAAGGACATGATGGACAAAGTCACAGGTTACTTGGAAGACCTAGCATCAATGAAAACAGAAGGTGCATTAGAACTAGTAGACAGAATCAGAGACGAGATGGGTGCCGAGAAGGCAGACGCATTTCTAAATAAAATCCAACCAGCGATTGAACAGGCGGAAGCCACTTTAACGACAACTAGACAAGAGCTAGACAACGGTGTAAGAATTTTGACCGGAGAAGAAGTAGCANCAGACCCTATGGGCGCCGATGACACGATGGACATGGACAACACAGACGCAGACTTAGATGACCTAGAGACCGATGATCTAGAGTCAGATGAGTTTGGCGCCTCTGATGCCGAAGCGGGCGGAACAGAACCAGAAGGCAGAGAACAAAGAGAATCCAAAGAAGTGTTTGAAGCATCAAACAGATTGTTCAGTAAACTAGCAGGGAAGTAGTCC